TCATGAGGATTGTATTTTCATCGAGAGATCATTTACAAATAGGTTGAATTGTTGCGAAGTTTTCTCCTTACTTTTTCTGGTGGTATGCAGATAAACTTTTCTTGTCACTTCGTCTTTTTCGTGGCCTAAAATTTTCTGGATTTCTTCCAAAGGAACACCGGCTTCGGCTGCAAGAGATGTAAAGGTATGACGGAATGTGTGTTGTGTGATTTTTTTGTTCAGGTTCATTCTCTTTAAAATCCGTCTCATTCTTGTGTCCATTTTCTTTATGTTTTCAGGGTTGCCATCCGGACGGGCAAATATGAAATCATCATCGTTAAATTTCCGCCCGTTTGCATATGCTATCTTTGCCTGTTTAATTTTAAGCCTTTTTAATAGCGACGCTAAGAAATCAGAAAGCGGCACCTCTCTGACAGCTGCGGGCGTTTTAGGAGGTAACAAATAATAGTCAGATGCTTTATTTTTAGGACAATACAATGTCTTTGTGATTTTAAACACTTTTGGTTCGCCATCTTCTAAGCATAAATCTTTCCATTTTCCAGCTAATCTTTCCCCTGCTCTACAGCCTGTGAATGCAGCCATACAAAAATATTCAAAGTCAAGAAATAGGCCGTGTTTCTCAGTTAAATCCAAAAACTCTACTAACTCATTCCCTTCTAAAAAATTCTCTACTTCATCCAATGCCTCAAGTTCTTCTACAGTTAATTTGGGTGCCTGTGGCTTTGCAAATTCTGTAGGACTTTTGATTATTAGATCCTCCTGGCGTGCGTACTTAAAAATCATGCCTGCTGTTGTGTGAATCCCACATATTGTGTTGTAAGAGTATCCAGCATCTCTAAGATGGTCTAAAAACCCTTGATATACAGTGCGGCTTATATCTTTAATCCTCATGTTGCCAAAATAATTCAAGAGATGATCTCTTTCACTTTTCCGTGCTCTTAATGTGCTGGCTTTTACGGTCTGCTTATATTCTTTGTACCAGCGGGCTTCTACTTCCTTAAACAAAATATTTTCATTTTCTAAGTCTAAACCTTTTGAAAACTTGTTCATTAATTCCCTGCAAGCTTTTTCGGCTTCTGCTTTTGTTGCAAAGCCGCGGCGTTTTATTTGCTTTCTTTTTCCGGTTTTCGGATTTACACCAATATCCATTACAAAGTACCATGTATAGCCGTTTTTTGAACGTTTTGCTTTCTCTTTTTTAAATGTCGCCAACGAAAATCATCCTTTCATGATAGCTGTTTTGCACATGCTTCATACCAAGCAAAAGAAAACTGTTTTCTCCTATACATTTCAAGGCGTCTTGCTGCAAAAGGGTAAGTGACTTTGAACGTATCGCCAATTAATTTTATAGCTTCAGATTGTAGGCGGGGTAAATTGATTTTTGAAAGCATGAAAGTTGGAACGCAGAAATGATACATAAAATTGTTTGCCTGAAACTCTTGCAGCTGCCTGAACATTTTATTCATGACAAATTGATTCCCATAGTGTTTTAAAATATGACAAAGTTCATGAGCAAAATCTTCCCACTGCCTTTCCGGAGAGAGTCTATTGTCTAAAACAATGCTATAGCTGCCATCAATACAAAACATACTGCTGCCAGCTTCTTCATAGTGAAGATAAATATTAAAGGCGGATGCAATTTTTTCCACGTTTATTTGTTCGGGTTGCATTATATTTAACCGTACATATGTTTTTTTGACGTCTTCTTCGAGCATTGATAAATAAAGAGCCATGTAATCCCCCTTAACAATGAGAATATATGTTTGGTTTTTTGTCTGAAAGAATAGCCCAATGAATTGGGCCTTATATGTTTAAAAGCTTCTTTTTCTTCGCTGTAAATTCTTCCTCTGTTATAAGCCCTTCATCTTTCAAAGCTGCATATTTCCTAATCTCTGAAGCTATGAAATCAAAATCGGAACTTGCTTGATTCACGCTGGATTTACCTGCAGGTGTGGCCTCTTTTGATGATTTTTTTCTTGCCGCATCGACTTGTTTTCTAACATAGTTTATAAATTTGTCGTGATCACCTTCACTTACATGTTCAATTATGTAATCACTGTTCATCGTTTTAAAATCTAGTTGGAATCCAAGAAATTTTTCTTTTACAACTGAAATACTAATAATCTCATCATAGTTCCAACTAGTTATTCTATGTCCACCGGCCTTATCAGCTACGAGGTGCAAGTTTTCTTTTGTAGCAATGAATAGACCTCGAGTAAAAACATTTGAGTCATCCAAAGTTCCGAAAATAACTTCCATCATAACTTGATTCATTTTCCCTAACAAAGGTTGTGCTGCATAGTATGTTTTCTTAAATGCTCCTGAGGCTCTTCGTTTCTTTTTGGCAGCACTGTTATAAACTTCTTCATTTTTAAATGTAAAAGCCAATTTGCATACCCCTTTAAATAATGATTTCTTTATGTAATCGAGTTCAGCACTCGGATTTAACCCAATTTTTCCGGATGAGAATCCCGATCCAGTTCGGAAGGGAATCCGGATGAGAGCAAACGTCGTAACCTTTGCTACATAAGGGTTTATCGGCTTGTAAAATTTAACTTTCCGGAAGAGAATCCTGATCCAATCCAGAAGAGAATCCTGATCTTATTAGTAAACAGAATTTAAACATAAAGAACTTATTTATTAAATTGCATTTTAGGCAATTAATACGTAGTTTTATTCGCTATCGGATTTTCTATTATTATGTAGTTTTGTTCGCTTCTTTTCTTTTTCCTTGAGGTATTTTATAAAATCAACGGCCTGTTGTTTTGCTTCTTCGGAAAAATCAGAAGCATCTCTAAAAGCAATTTGCAAGTCAGGGTCATCAATAATGTAAGAGGCTTCTTTTTCCTTTACGACTGATTCTTTTTCAGAACGATCTAATAAATAATCAGTTGTAACTTCAAAGAAGTCTGCAATCTTTTTAAGTGTTTCGTAATCGGGTTGGCGGTGTCCTCTTTCATAGTTAGCATATGTTCCTCTGTGAACACCTATTTTTAATGCCATTTCTTCTTGCGTTAAATTTTTTGATTTCCGGAGAGAAATTAGTTTTTTATTAAACATCGGACACACCTCTTCAAGAATCATTATAGCGTGTCAAAATGAAACAAACAAATTTTTGTGTCAAATCGACGAAAAAAGTGTTGACATTGTTTCTTAACGACGATATTATAATAGACAAGTGATTCGAATCGACACAATAAAGGAGTGAAATGACATGAGAAAATGGCTTATCGAACACCGTGGCAAACGTAGTCAAGAAACGATAGCCAAAAAAGCTGGGATCTCACGTGGAGCCTATGCCAATATTGAATTAGGCAAAAGAAATCCTTCGGTCCAAGTGGCTAAAAGAATAGCAGATGAGCTTGATTTCGATTGGACGATTTTTTTTGATGAAAATGTCGTCGAAACGACACGTGAATCCCACACAGCATAGGAGGTTAAAGCCGTGAGCAAAAAACACGACAGAGAGGCCGCCGTTACTACGACGGCACTCGAAACAGACAATGCATGTACCAATTGCGGACGATCATGGAGTGGGAAATTAAACTTCTGCGGAGTTTGTGGGAATAGGCTGATTCCCTACTCGCAACTGAAGCAGTTTTTCCCTGACAGGCGTTTTGTGAGAGTTAAATATTAAAGTAACTCGTCCATCTTTCGCCTTTGACTTTTGCTCCAAGCTTCTTTCCTTGAAATATCAAGTTCAGCAAACAAGGAAGAAATATCATGAAATGTATTTTCGATGGTACCGCCTTCGGTGTCTAACTGAATTTGTTTAAGAGCTGTACTGAACAAATGAACTTTCGTCTGTCCATTCTCACTTTGGAACGAAAGATCACCAGCAAGATGATAAACATTGTTTTCATCAGGAATATAAATTCCAATCATTTGAGAAGAAACATGAATACTAAGAATGATTTTGTTCGGTAGATCAATCAACATGGTACCCGATACTTTATTGGGAAATCTGAACCATTTACCTGACATTGACTCTACCAATGTACTTCCGTCTGGAAAATCTGACATTTAAATTCACCACCTTTCAAAGAGATTCTATCACGGAAGAGTGATAAAAACACAGCATAGGAGGTGGAACCATGGAAACAAAATTGGTTGTTAAATTTACAAATTATCAAGAGTACAGCGAGTTGCTCAAGAAGGCCATGAACCAAATTGAACAACTCAGCAGAACTTTAGAGCAAATTGAAAACTTCAAACCAAAAGTAATTGTTGATTAAAGACCTAATTTTCTAACCACATATTCTTTCCCGGCAGTATCAAGCATTTCTCTCCAATTTGCAAATTTTGAGTTGCTGGATACGTAATTGTCTAACTCCTGGTCAGGAATCTCTTGGAAAGTCGGATACTTTGAGAACATTTCATGACTTTCAAACTCTTCTAAAGAAGAGAAGCCGGTGTGTTTTCTTAAAAACGCTTCTGTTAGTAACTCGTTAAGAGGTACTTCATTAGTTCCTTGAAGGTCTTTAGCGGCTTTGCTCATTTTTTCAAGTTTTTTCTCAATGTTTTTAAAACCTTTAAATTTCATAACAATCACCACCTTTCTGTGAAAATTTTACCACATGAGAAAGGTTGATAGATTACAAACCACACTGTAAGGAGGTTCAAAACATGATTCAAATTGATCAAGAAGCTTTTAAAGCTATGTTTCGTGAAATCATTGCGGAAGAAGTGGCCAAGGCAATGCAAGATTTCAGAACAACACAGTTGCCGCCCATGCTTAATAAAAAAGACATCATGAAATTGTTTGGAATCCAAGTTACTAAAGCATCACAACTCTTAAATCGCGAAGATTTCCCCGTCTTTCGAGAAGCGGGTGTCCTTGTTCCGACTCATTTGCTTTTCAAATGGATTGAACGCAATACGCAATGGGTCGATGAAAACACAAATTACTTCAAAAAGGAGGCATCAGCATGAATCAATTACAAACATTCAAAAATGAACTCTTTGAAGTATCCGCAAAAATTGAAAATGATCAAATCTTATTCGATGTCGATCATGTTGCAAAAAGTCTAGGCTTCAAACAAATCAAAAATAACAAAGAGTACATCAGGTGGGGAACAGTAAACAGATATTTAAGCAAATATCTTTCCCAGGATGTTGGGAAAGGCGATTTTATCCCCGAACCACTGGTTTACAAGCTGGCTTTCAAAGCCTCGAACGAAGTCGCTGAACAGTTTCAGGACTGGTTGGCAATCGATGTCATCCCGACAATCAGAAAAACAGGCGGCTATGTAGCAAATGATGATCTATTCATTCAAACGTATCTGCCGCAGGCTGACGAACAAACGAAACAGCTTTTTAAAGTCACCCTGCACACCATGAAAGAGCAAAGCAAGCAGATCGAAACAATGAAGCCTAAAGCCCTTTTCGCCGATGCAGTCGAAGCGTCAGAATCATCCGTTCTGGTGGGTGAGTTAGCGAAAATCCTCAAGCAGAACGGCATCGAGATTGGCCAAAACAAACTATTCAAATGGCTGCGCGAGAACGGCTATCTGATTCGAAAGAAAGGTGAGTCGTTCAACCTTCCTACTCAACGCAGTATGGATATGGGGCTGTTCGAAATCAAGAAAAGCACCATTGTAAACGGCGACGGATCGATCAGAACCACACGTACGCCAAAGGTAACGGGCAAAGGGCAGATTTATTTCGTCAATAAATTCATCAAGTCGCAATCTGCTTAATTCATTCTATATCAATCATACATCCAGAATATGTACAGAAAAATAGAGAACATAGGACAAAGGAGAGTTCAAGAATGCCGGAAATAGTGTCTAAATCACTGACACATCTACTTGAAACGGAGAACATGACAAACGGGCAGCTCGCCCTTGATCTAAACGTTTCCGAGTCGATGGTTAGCAAAATGAAAAATGGAACAAGGAAAATGCCGTGGGATGTGGCGGAAACGTCGCTGAGGAAATTCGATCAACCGTTTTATGCAATGGGGATTCTGAACAGTTTCAGCGATGGTTGTTCACCGCCCGTCTTCACCGGGGATTCTGTCGAACGTCATCGTCTGGCTTTTGAAGAAATCATGGTCACACAGGCGAAGGAAGCCGTCCAGACGCTTAACGAGGTGAGTTTTGTAAAGAATCCGAAGCTTATCTCTCTGGAAGAAAGGGAGCGCATAAAAGGGGTCATAAAGGAACTTCTGGACGTGGAGGCATGGGCTAAAAACTTAGCGGCTTTATTGGCGAAGGAATACAACATTTCTCTCAAAGAGTGCTACAAAAAAGCAACTATTACCTGGAAGGCGAAAGGGTGGCTCGAATGAACTTAAATCATTTTTTGAAGTCTGACAGGGAGAAGGCTGAACGACTTTACAAGTCATTGCAATTTCTCGTTTCTGAACTATTGGAGGATGCCGTCAAAGAGGGTGATTTTGTTGGGTGCAAAGAAATCGCGGAATCAATAGCCCAACACAGCAATGATTTAAGGAAGATGGAGCATCCTGAAAAAGTAGTGGAATTGCATGAAATCGCATCAGAGTTCGCCAAAAGAGGGCTGAACGTTGTGCCTGTTAAACCGCCAGCAAGAGGGATTCACTAATGCTCCATTACCTTCACAGGCGGGCGACGGCGTCCGAAGTTAGGGAATGGTGCGCGAGAATCCGAAACTATCCTGAATTGCATCTGTCGTGGGATCAATACGTCAAAAGGAGACATCAAAAATGAATCACAGAAAATATGAATTGGCATCTTTCTTTTTACGAAATGCCAAGAACATGAATTACTCAGAACAGGATATTAAAGGAGCGATTCGACTGCTGTATGAAGAGGTTTCTTCGGAAGAAAAGGTGATGTTAAGTCTATACAAATACCTAATGGCACGCAAAGGAGCGGATGGAAATGAACATTGAACACCCGATGATCACAGAAATTAACCGTTACGGCTATCCAAAAGAGTATTTGCGGTATGAGGACGAGGAAGAGCAGGAAGATGATGAGGAATAAAAAAAGCCCACTTGGCAGAGTGGACTTAGGGCGATTGGTAAAAAATCATTTATCTAATTATACCAAATAGCCCCATAAAAAACAATATGGAGGTTTGAAATATGGCGAAAGCAATTACAGCACCATTCAGCAACAGACTTGAGGATCAGCAGAGGCTTTATAAGGTCGGCGGGTCTATTGTAATCGTTAAACAGGGCAGGACGGTTTTCAGTTTCCCATCTATGGATGCGTACCAGGAATGGCAGCGGCTCGGGGCGGAGGCTCATAGAAGAAAGGTGGGTGCTGTCTGATGCTAGCACGGGTATACAAGCCAACGGAAAACATGACAGAGGAACAATGGCTGGAAGCAAGGCGGGCGGGTATCGGCGGTTCTGACGCCGCGGCAATTGCTGGGCTGAGTAAGTGGAAAACGCCAATGTCCGTTTATTTGGACAAGATCGGGCAAGCGCCGAAGGAGGATTCATCAAGTGAGGCAGCATACTGGGGACATATCCATGAGGAAACGGTCGCCCGGGAGTTTTCGAAGCGGACGGGTAAAAAGGTACGGCGCCGGAAAGCCATTCTCCAGCATCCTGATTATCCGTTTATGCTCGCCAATGTTGACAGGCTCATAGTTGGTGAGCGGGCAGGTCTTGAATGTAAAACAGCCTCAGAATATTTCAAAGATGAATGGGATGGCGAGGAAGTGCCGGACGCGTATCTTGTTCAATGCCAGCATTATATGGCGGTCACAGGACTAAGGTCATGGTGGATTGCGGTTCTGATAGGTGGGAACAAATTCGTTTATAAGAAGGTCGAACGTGATGAAGAGTTAATCACTTATCTCATTCAGATTGAAAAGGAATTTTGGGAAAACCATGTCATGAATGATATCCCTCCAATGTTTGATGGTTCTGAGGCTTCTACAGAGCTTTTAACGCACATGTACCCTATTGGTCTTGAAGATGAAAAAGAACTGCCTCTGGCGGCAAACGAGCTGATTGAACAGTACAAAAAAGCCAAAGCAGAAGTGAAAGAAGCGGAAAAAAGACTGAAAGACGCAGAAAACCAATTAAAGGGGATGCTCGGGGAGTATGAAACCGGGAATGCAGGCAGTAATCGTGTGATCTGGAAGACAGTCACGGCCAATCGTTTTGATTCAAAAGCGTTTGCTGCTGAACACCCTGAACTCTTTGCAAAATTCACTGAGCCTAAGCCTTATAGAAGATTCCAAGTAAAGGAGATTAAAGTAAATGGCTAAAAATGCAGACATTCGGAACCAGTTAGCAAATAAAGCTAACGCTGTTCAAACAAAATCAGAGGAAGAACCTAAAACTATTGCAGGTTATCTTAAGAAACTGCAGCCAGAGCTTCAAAAAGCTTTGCCGAAACACATTACACCAGAAAGAATAACAAGAATTGCATTGACAACTATTAGGAACAACCCAGCTTTGCAAGAGTGTTCGCCAGCTTCATTACTTGGCGCGGTGATGCAATCAGCACAGTTAGGACTTGAACCGGGCTTAGTGGGTCATTGCTACTTTGTCCCATTTTGGAACAACAAAGAAAAACGGCGGGAAGTGCAGTTCATCATTGGCTATAAAGGAATGATTGATCTTGCTAGACGTTCAGGACATATCCAAAGCATTTATGCTCACACTGTCCATGAAGCGGATGATTTTGTTTATGAATTGGGGCTTCATCCAAAGCTGATCCACAAGCCTGTAACAGGCCAAAGAGGAGAAATGACCCATGTTTATGCAGTTGCCCATTTTAAAGACGGAGGCTATCAATTCGAGGTATTCAGCAGGCAAGATGTTGAAAACGTGCGTTCGCGAAGTAAGTCGAAGGATAGCGGCCCATGGAAAACCGATTTTGAAGAAATGGCAAAGAAAACTGTAATACGTCGCATGTGGAAGTATCTGCCGATAAGCATCGAGATTCAAAAACAAGTTGCACAGGATGAGACGGTTCGTAAGGATATAACAGCAGAAGCACGGTCAGTCTATGATGATGAATTTGTTCTCCCGAGCGGAGACGGTCCGGTTATTAATGATCCAGAGCCGGAACCAATTCAAGAAGAAAAACCGAGCGCACAGGATGCTGCCGACCCTTTCGATGGCAAGCCTGTAGATATCAGTGACGATGACCTCCCATTTGATTAAGGTTCCGATCCCCTTCTGTTACAAGTGGATGTCAGAAGGGGCGCCGAATCGCGCAAAGCTGTTCTGTGCTTATGTTGAAAGCTATTTGAAGACAAGCGAACCAGGTTTACGCCTAGTCCGCATCAGTGGAATGACAGCACTTTGTAAAAGGAAGTAGGTGAGCAGGATCGATATGCAAGGTTTGGGGTATGTAATCCTGCCCCGGCTACCCTTTAAAGATGGACGCGATGAAACAATTTACGATTATTTGTTCAAAAAGGCGGAGTACCGGCTGGATGGAGAATTAGACCCCGGCCAGACGATCATTAAGCTGGCTGATCTTGCAAAACGCTTCAATTGGTCATCGGATCAGATCAAATATTCCTTAGATCGAATGGTTAAGCAGGGATATTTAAAGCTGGATCGGCTGCCTCAGAAACGCGGCTTCATTGTAACGGTGGTCAATTACGCCGAGCTCATACAGCTTGGCAATTACAACAAGAAAAAAGCCCCGACGCCAGCTCCAACAGAAGAAAAGGAGGACGATAAGGACATGCAGACAAACCCATTTCAGTTTTTTGAGGACGAAGGGTTCGGCTTATTATCCTCATTTTTGGCGGATATGCTTAAAGGTCTGATAGACGATTACGGTGAGGAAAAGGTGCTTGATGCCATGAAAGAGGCTGTTAAGCGAAATGCCCGCAATATGGCTTATGTCCAGCGCATCCTACAATCAAATGAACTTAAAAGCAAGGAGTGGGGAAATGACTATCAAGCAAAAAAAGCAAGAAAACAAAGCGATCAGTATAAACACGGCATTTCAAAAGGTGATGCAAAGCCTTCGGGAAAAATCAGCCCACTTTTCGGCCCCGGACGCATCCGGAGAAAAGGCTGAGTACGAATGTGAAACCTGTAAAGATCATGGCATTGTGTTTTATCGGGTTCACAAAGATACGAAATGGAATTATGACGAACGGTTAAAGCAACTTGTGCCAGAGGAAATGGTGCCGGAAGATGATTTTCTTTCTGGCAAGGTTTGTCCGCCGGATAAGGCCCGGGAATGGAAGGACACCTATTCCAAACAGTGCGACTGTGTGCGGCGAAAGAGAATAGCTCGGCTCATGGCGGCCAGCGGCATCACAGAAGAATTCGAAAAACTGGTTTTCGGCAATTTTAGAACAGAGGGAAAACCGGGATTGATTAAGGAGGCCTATGATTGTGCGGTGGAATACTTCAAGGACTTTGAAAAAATCCGGGGGCAACGTTCAAATAGCATTGCTCTACTCGGCCAGCCCGGCAGCGGCAAAACGCATCTGCTCACAGCCATCATGAACAACCTCATCAAAAAGAAATTTGTTCACTGCATGTATTTTCCTTATATAGAAGGTATGGGGGATCTGAAAAAGAACTTTGATCAACTCGAAACCAAGCTTGATGCGATGCGGAAAGTCGAAGTGCTTTTCATTGATGACTTGTTCAAGCCTGTATATGTAACCACTAGTGAAGGGCGTATCAAGAAACCACGGGCGACCGAATGGCAGATCGAACAAATTCAGTCTGTTGTGAATTATCGTTATCTGAATCATCTTCCTTTGCTTGTTTCTTCCGAGCTGACAACAGACGAGCTGCTGGACATTGACGAGGCTCTCGGTTCCCGAATCCATCAAATGTGCCGGGATTATACGGTAATCATCAAGGGGGACATGATGTTGCTGAATCATAGATTGTCAGATTTAAGTGATTAGCAAACATTTCATTAACAAAAACACCGAAACCTAAAGGCTCCGATGCTTTATGAACTGTGGGTAATTCAATTATAGCACACTGGGGGCGGTTTGAGTGAAGCCGAAAACAATAACTATCAATGATGATCTAAGCTTTACTGGAACGATGGAGAAAGGCAAAATCCGTGTAATTGTTGTGGACGGTAACAACGGGACGGCATACGAAACGGACGCCCCGGAACATGGGAAAACAATTATTCAAACGATAAACGGCAAGTGTAAACGTGTTGATTATGAAATAGGCCACAAACTCGATTAAAGGAGGATTCACAATGTGCAGCTTGTGCAATGGCGAAAAGGTTATCAGGCAGGAATCCGGCAGCATGGTCGCATTCCATGCCTGCCCGAATTGCAAGATTGAGAAACAAGACTTAACCGACATCATCGAGCAGCTTGATGCGATCATTCAAAAACGACAGCAGGAGAAGAGCGCGTAATGTACATCATGCTGACTAAATGCGAGTTTGGTTGGACGGAAGATGAAGTGAAGCTAGTGAAAGAGGATTGGCGCGCGGGCGTCCCCATCGAAGAAACAGCGGCGGCACTTGAGCGCCCGGCTTTGGAAGTATTCTTGTTGATTGTCGATCTATGCGAACGCGGGATACTCAAAGAGCGAAAGGGGAGTATTTACGGTGACAAGGCTAAATGTGGGTGACTGGGTGAAGTTCTCTCCGACAAATTTCTACAGGTGCAATCAAAAAACAATTCTTAAAGGGTACATCCTTGAAATGAACGGAAATTATGCAGATGTCAGAGCCGAAGACAAAAAATTATATCTGGGCCAGAGAATGGCGGACTTAATACCATGCGAGGATACGCCAGAATACACGCAGGAAAGCCTCAGAACGATGATAAACATTGCACTCGATACAAAAGACCGGAACTGGTTTGAAGAGCTTACAAGCGAATTAAAACGCATTCAGGAGGTAGAGGGATGAGCGAAAAATACGCGGTGTACGACACATTCACAGGCGCAGTTGAATTTTACGAGAAGGAAGAAACTGCCTTGAAAGATTATAATCAGGCGTCAAAAGACATATCCGAATTTTTGGACAGAGAAGACCTACCCGAATATGTCTATCTATTCCAGATCGTCAAACGGGAGGAAATAAAATAATGCAAAAAATCAAAAGACTCATCGTCCGACTGATCGGGCGGAAAAAGAAGGAACAGAAAAAAGTGTTTGAGTGGTGGGATTTGATATGAGAATCATCAAAAAAGAAGTCAATTCACAGTACGGCGGACTATTCAAAAAGGTATTTATTCGAAAAATGGTTAAGGAAAACGACCGCGAATTGATCCAAGAAACAAGTACGACCTACATCGTGGGTATCCCGGTTAGATCGGTGACGGAAACGCGACCGCCGAGTTTGAAAGACGCTTTTAAGCAGGCGTGGGGATCGGCGAAATGAAAGAAGTCAAAGCGCTGCTGTCGATCATACTACAGGCCGGATACAGGGAAAAACAGATCGAACAATGGTTACAAGATGACGGGAGGTAAGGGGAATGAGAGTACGAAAATTTCGGGCATTTGTGAAACAAGTTAACAAAATGATTTACTCTGAAAATTCTTATCCGAAAGGTAATAGCGATTATAGATTCGTAGCGTCAGAAGATCATAAAAAAGGTTTAGGGGTTGAATATTTCACAAGTCGGACGGAGTATGTCAATCAATACGGCGGGGTGGTCCTCTTGCCTGATTGGAGAGTTTTCACAGATGAAGAGGCACCGGTCACAGAATACACCGGATTGAAGGACAAAAACGGCCGGGAGATTTACGAGGGGGATGTCGTAAAAGGAATACGTGATTCACATTGGCATGGTGGCTATGACATCGTTCTCGGTAAAGTTGAATTCGATGAAGAAACATGCAGCTTTCGTGTTGATGGGGGCGGACTTCTGTATCGTATTGAGGAAATCGAAGTCATCGGCGACGTGTATCTAAATCCTGAGTTATTGGAGGCTAAAAAATGACACATCTTCACTATCGAGTGTGGGACGGAGAACAGATGCATTATTGGGATGATGAGGGGATAAGTCTGACCATCGAAAACGATGGAAGTTGGTTCTTATGGCACGCTTTCGGCGGCGGCTGTGTTGTATCAAGCGATGATAAAGACGCGGTGCTCATGTGGGGAACCGGCGTGAAAGATGATGAAGAGAAAATGATCTATCCGGAGGATGTGGTCGAATATGAAACGAGAAACCTTGTGCAGGCTTTTGGTGGAGACGGCCCGGAATATTTGCTAGAAAGGCGCATCATCTGCTCGTTCGGAGGAAAGCACAATGTCCCTTGCGGATTTCTGGGGAATTTAAAGGTTATCGGGAACGAGTATGAAAATCCCGGTCTATTGGAGGCGGCGGAATGATCACCCTTCACATACCAGTCGAGCCGATGGGAGCCGTCCGGATGACCGGGCGCGGGAAATTCGTGAATAAAAACGCACAGAGGTATTTAGCTTATAAGGATTTCATAAAGCTGCACGCACAGAAGCAGATGAAAGGACAGCAGCTTTATACCGGTCCTACTGTAGTAAAGGTGCTTTTCTCCATGCCGATTCCAAAAAGTTGGTCAAAGAAAAAGCAACAGGAGGCCATTTCAACGGTACACATCAAAAAGCCGGACATCGACAATTTAGTAAAAGGTGTTTTCGACGCTCTGAATAAAACAGCGTGGCATGATGATAACCAAGTTTTCATGGTCATAGGAGCCAAAGTTTACGGAAAAGAACCCGGGATCGAGGTTCAAATAATGGGGCTGGCAGAATGGGAAAATTTAAGCGCCTGATCATCCGTTATAAAAACCAATACGGGCGCACTGTGGGGCACGACACCCTTTGGAGGGGTTTAGATAGCCTCATAGAGTTAAAACGTCGCTACGGCTTTTTAAACGAAGATTTGGAGCATGTCAAGATTGATGGAAGAGTTTGCGATTTGCAGGAGGTAAGGGCCGAGCTTGAGAAGCACGGGTAAAAAATTTCGGCTGAGAATGTCGATTCCTGTCGGAAATAGACGAAAGGGGAAAAGGAAATGCGGAATTTGCGGGAATTCAGCAAAAAAGAACTTGCAGAAATACATTATAATTTGAATTCTTGGAAATGGGATTACAGATTGGGAGCAAAACCGGAAAATTGGGATGAGCTGCCCAATTGGGAGCCTCTCAATGTTTTATCAAAACGACTATATATCGTTCCGATCATGGATGAAATATTAAATATTGTCGGCGCGAAATACCTTTTCAAACATTTTCATTTGAACAAGTTAAACAAAAGTGAGAGAGAATTCGAAATATGGTGGTTAAAAAGGCGCTTAAGAGTGTTTTTTACCGGAAGGGAGATATAAAACATGATAAATCGAGTTGTTTTATGCGGAAGGTTAACAAGAGATCCTGACCTAAGATTTGTCGGGGATGGTAAACCGGTAGTCAGCTTTACCATTGCAGTCAATCGGACATTTAAGAACCAGAACGGAGAAACGGAAGCGGACTTTATTAACTGTGTCGCTTGGAGAAACGCTGAAAATATTGCCAAGTTTCTGAAAAAGGGATCAATGACAGGCGTGGACGGACGTCTCCAAACACGAAGCTATGACGATCAGAGCGGCCGCAGGGTGTTTGTGACAGAGGTAAACGTCGAATCTGTACAGTTTCTCGATCCGAAGGGCAGCGGTCAGGCTGATAGCAGGCAGCAGGGCGGCGCAGGGCGGAACCAGAGCAGCGGTCAGCAGGGGAACAGCTTTCCGGATGATCCGTTCGCCAATGACAGCAAGCCAATTGATATCAACGATGACGATTTGCCGTTCTAAGGAGGCCGCAGGATGACAAGGCGCGTTGTTCAGTGGTCGGCCACGAATTACGATCGGGAAGAGCTGCAAGTCATTCAGGTGTTTGAGGAAGGCATAAGTAAGCAGGATGTAAAAAGGGAAGTGCCGTTCACCAGATGGCACGGCGTCCTATACAAAACTGAAAGGGGAAACGGATATGACTTCAAATAAAAATCCAAGATTACCGGGAGAAGTGACAGTTTGGAAGATGACGGAGGAACAGCGCCTTGCATACATCGAGAAACACCCCATCGTGCCGAGTGATGAGCATTTGAAGTATTGGGATTGGGACGGCGGAAAAAGAGGTGAGCGCCATGTGCATTCTTGACGAAATCGGATTCACGCCGGAGCAGTATTTTGAGTTGAAAGACAAAAGAATGACAGACGAGGAAATTGCATGGGACGAATTAGATGTCGCGCCCTGGCATTTGAAACAATGGAAGAAAAAGCACGGCGTCAGAAACGAAAAAATACGCCACGGAAAGAAGTTCACTCGTGAGGAATGGGAAGAGAAGCGAAAAGAAGGGCTGACAGAACCGGAAATCGCTGACTATTTCGGATACAAAACGTTTTCTATCTACTTGAGATACAAGAGAAGTCTCGGCATCCCGCCAATGACAAAGAAAATCGAGCGCACGCCGGAATTGCTGGCCGAAATCAAAAAGTATTTGGATCAGGGGCTTTTGATCAAAGAAATCACCGAGAAAATAAGCGTGAAGATGTCCAGTGCCATGGTTGGCAGAATCATAAGAGAGGAAGGGCTGCATGATGAGAAACCCGATAATAAAAAGCGTATTCGAGAAAATAGAAAAACAGCAAGAAAAGGGGCTTGAGAAATACGGAACCGAGGTCAAAACGGATTTGTACAGCTTGCGGGGATGGTTGCAGCACGCTCAGGAAGAGGTTATTGATTTAGCGGTATACCTTGAGGCGGCTATACAAAAATTCGATGAATTAGAGAAGAAATTTGATGAATTAGAGAGGGAGAAGGCATGATCATAGCATTCAAAATCATACTACTGCTCATAATTATCTTATCGTTTTTGGGAGCGGTCGGAGAGAGGGAAAACAAAAATCTACGGGATAACATGACAGCTATCTGCATAACATCAATAATCGGTTCTCTCGTCGCTTTCATCATGATGTAAGGGGGAAGATAGGGTGAAGAGTTTAAATGTGATCAAGGGCTGTTTAATCGCTCTTGGCGGGGTATTTATGATCGTGTATCAGTGGGGATACCGGCCGACTATCGGAGAATCTGCGGCAATCATCGTGTTCACCCTTGGGTTAGTGTTTGCGACGGAGGTTAGAAACTGGTTTTACAGCTTGATCTTGGTTCTGATCAGCGCTTTCGCCGTCGTCCTGTATGGATATATGTATCTCGAAAACTTCAAGCAACTGATTGTCATGCTGTTAGTCTCTTTGCCAATGGTATCAGCAATGTTCCTGCACGTGGCGCAGCATGATGCAGAAAAATAAACATCGGCGTGAGCCGGAAAGGGGAAAACTCATGAAAAAACTTTTTAAATCTATTGTTACATTGTCACTCTTGCTTTCTGGAACGCTTTTATTCTCACAATCTGCGGCGGCCGTCTGGTCGCCTTGGCAAAAGGAAGCATTCGGCCATACAGCGAGGATTTTCACCGACGACACGAATTACTATTCGGGAGCAAAAACTGTTGACTGGCGGGCGGAAAAGAAAGGTTCTGGAACGCTTTACTACACGGCGGGCGTCTATAAAAAACGTTCTGGCGGCGGCTTAACTGATACGAACTTGGTGCAGCGGGGATACTTCAAGCACTCAACGCCGTTAAAGTCATTCAGCGTCAGCGAGATTCGGAAGCGCACTGGGAAAGGGTCATATGTCATTCAGCTTGATTGTTACACGGATGCCAAGAAAAACAACTATGTTGGGACGTTTGAATCCAAGACGTTTTATATCAAATAAGGGGGCTGCGGCCCTCTTATCAATAAGCGGCTGAGATGGGAAGGAGAATGAGGGATGAACTACACAGAATGCCCGGAATGCGGGAACAAAAGAATCAAGGAAGTCGGCAACATGTCTATAATTTATGTTCGCTCAGTAGCAACAGACAGGATGCTTCAAAAGAAGAAAGAGGGCGTCCCAACTTATTGGGAATTCCATTGTAAGTGCGGGTGGAAAAGCGAAGGATTTACGGAATAGGCCGGAGCCGGGAAGGAGAAAAGATGGGTGGAGTCCTGAAACAAACATTTAAAATAATGTCCCTGTCGTTCTTTTTAGGTGCGGCGGCTATGGTTGCCCTGTATTTAGCCATTGATCTGTTTTTAGGGAGAGAGGATAAAGAATATATCTTTTCATTGGTTGTGTGGCCGGTGGGTTATGCTGCCGTCATGATTTCAATTATGATCATTGATAAATAACGAACGGTGCCGGGAAGGAGAATGAGGGATGAATTACACAGAATGCCCGGAATGCAGAAATAAGCAGATCATCGAATATGGAGAGGAAACTTTTCAATATGAACGTTCTGCGAGAACAGGGAAGTTATTACGGAGGTCGATTGAGGAAGGCGGCTGGTGTGCTTTCAAATGCCGTTGCGGTTGGGATAGCTATAAGGAACAGTTCGAAGTGGATGAAGATGACGAGGAGGCGGCGGAATGACAGAAAAAGAAGCGAGAGACAAGGAGCAGTTCGAGCAGATGAAACGGAATATTTTATCATTGAGCAGCTTTTTTTCAGATATACCGATTACGCTGACGACAAAGGGCGCAAATTTTGCAGTCGAAAAAATTTTGGAGGGAACCGGCATAACAATCGAATCATTGATTGAGGAAGGCAACAAAAAAGAATGGTTCAAGCCATAAAAAAACCGCCATGTGGCGGCCGTCCAGGCTAACCCTGAACCCTAGTTTTATGATATAATAGAGGCATAATGAAAGTCAAATAAACGTCCAAGACGGAAAGCCTGCGGACACTGAACTTACAGCATTTACGCTGTTTGTTTGGTGTCCGTTTTTTATTTTTGCAACTTTTCAGTCACACCCCGCGATCACTAGGGTGTCAAAAGGAGGCTGAAAACATGAAAAAGACCAAAAAGAACACGCGGAAAAAGCAGGAAAAGCTCACTGAACGGGATTTAAGGAACCTGATGGATACAAACAGGCCTATCTATAAAAGAGCCAAAGGCGGGGCATTTAGACAACGATAAGGGGGCGTATGAATGAACAAGCAAGAAACAATCTGGTGTATTAATTTAACGATTTCCTTGGTGGCATTTTGGTTTTTGGTATTTGTATTAAAGATTAACATTAGAACCATTCATGAAGTGGTGTGGATCTATTTCCTTATTACATTTGTACCGATCATATCAAAAGCGATTTACCGAAAGCTCTTTAGCCAAAATAGAAAGGGCGGGAATTGATCATGTATAAAAAAGAGATTGAAAAACTGATCAGTAGTTATCACTGGATGGCAAAAGAGGTTCAGAGATTGCAAAGGGTGCTTTACGGTTCTGACATCCCTATGCGAAGCTGGGGTGTCGCTCAATACGGGTTAGAAGCTGCCATGCCAAAGGGAAGCCCCGGCAAGAGTCAGGCCGAGCTGAGGGATATGGACATAAGAGAGGAACGTCTATACAAGCGTCTAGAATACTTCGAAGAACGTGTATACGCGATTGAGGCGGCAGCAAGAACGATCGAAGGGGAACAGCATAAAGTGATTTATGATTGCATGATGGAAGGGATGAGCTATCGAGCCATTGGCCTTCATCTTGGCATATCGCGGGAAACCGTAAGACGAATGAAAGACGAAATCATCAACCAGTTGTGCCAAAATTGCCGAATTGTGCAGTTGTTGAATCCGAAAAAATCCGTCGTGTAAAATGGAAGGCAGGACGGGGAGGTAGGTTCCCCCGGTTTACCACTTCACAAAATTAAGAGAGAAAGAGCGGCACTGCGAATGCGCGGGGTCGCTCTTTTTTATGCGGTGGCGGAATAGGTAGACGCTTAGGCATAAGATCGGATACGACTCGGCGAGGTTTTAAAACCCATGGGAACCGTTAAAGGGGAAGTCAGGTAAGCTGCTGCCCGTTGTGGTGAAATGCCGATCATGCAAGGTGCAAATCCTTGCCCGCATACCAGACTATCTACCATGTGTAGAAAAGTTTCCTTGAAGCGTGTGAAGCGTTTCATGCAGGGGTGGCGGCACATGGCTAGGGTGTCGCGAGCGGATATGAGTGTAGGTCGGGTCAAGATCCGCAATTCGCTATGAATTCGCTATTATGAGCTCATCTGCCATGTGCAGAAGGAGAATCCCGAAGTACGTACGGCGTCATCGGGTTTTAGGGTTCGGGGTTAGCCCGGACGGACATATTGCCGATAAGGCCTTTGCTACTAACTACTTTGTAGGGTGAACCCGTCACAGCCTTATCACGGGCGGCAATAGTTATGGGAAAGCGGCTTGCATGACGCAGGTCGCTTTTTATGTTTGTTGTGATGCGTGCCCTGTAAGTCTTGGGACAACTACCGGCTAACGCCAAGCACGGGCGCGGCTCAGAGCAAATAAAGGAGAACAAAGTCATGAAACTGCTACGAATAAAAATAAGCGCTTGGGTGGCTGTGCACCTTTGGGGCATTAGCCCTTCAAGATACTTTGTCGATGACGAATTCAGAGAAGCGGTTGATCACTTTCAGAAAAGGGGGTTTTGAACATGGGGAAGGTTACAAGGGTGTATCCGGGGCCTAACAACGGGCTGATCCGGTGGATTGAAGAAAACTTTGGAGAGATCGACGGATATGCGGCAACGTTCAAGATGAAAGACGGCACGACAATGACGATTTACGACGCATTAACGCCCGTTGAAGCCGTGGGAATGGCTGAGATCGGGAAAAACGTGATTCAGGAAGCAATTAACGAGGATGAATTTGTCTCGAGACCATAAAGGCGGTAATGATTATGATTCTACGACAATACTTGCAGGACAAACGAGAAGAAGAACGCGAGAAGGCGAGAGAATCGGCCCGCAAAACTCACAAGTGTCATGGGTGCGTGTGGGGGACATGGTCCGGAAATAAATATGTCTGTCCGTTTGGACGGTGCGTGAAAAACAAGTGAGGGAGGCGGTGTCATGTAAATGGATTGGGAGAAAATCAAAAAGGAATATGAAACAACTGATCTGACATTGAAGGCACTGGCCGAAAAGCATAATGTTAAAATCGGTACTTTGAAGAGCAGGAAGAGCCGGGAAGGTTGGGCGCGTGGACCGACGAAAAAGGATGCAACCAGAGTTAAAGAGGTTGCAACCCCTCAGCCTATTATCGAATCTGACGATTTAACTGAAAAGCAGAAGATGTTCTGTCTTTATTATATTAAGTATTTCAATGCGACAAAGGCATATCAGAAGGCTTATGGTTGCAGCTATCTATCAGCGAAGACGGAAGGCCATAAAACCCTTGCGAAGCCTTACGTAAAAAAAGAAATTGAAAGATTGAAAGCAGAGCAACAGCAGGGTGTTTTCTTGGATGCTCAAGCAGTCTTGCAAAAGTACATCGATATTGCATTCGCTGATATAACGGACTTTGCAACGTTCGGGAAAAGGGAAATACCGACGGAAGACGAGGAAGGAAACCCTATTACGAAAGAAGTCAATTATGTTGATTTCAAAGAGTCGGCAGAAGTAGACGGCACAATTATTACAGAAGTGAAAAACGGTAAAGACGGTGTTTCCGTTAAACTGGCCGATAAGATGAAAGCCCTTGAGTTCTTGGCGAAATACACTGATCTGCTTTCAGAAAACGACCGCAAAAAGCTACAGCTCGAGAAATTGAAAGCTGAAACCGAACTGACGAAAGCGCGCATCAAGAAAACGAAAGCTGAAGTCGAGAAAGATGCACACGAAGACGCTGTGACAATCGTCGACGATATAGGAAGTGATCATATTGACGAAGGTTAAACGTATATCGGACATCATAACGCCTAAGTTTCGTTCGTTTTGGGCGGCAGCCAACAGTCATAAATACCTTCGGTATGTCCTGAAAGGCGGGCGCGGCTCTTCAAAGTCGACGCATATTGGTATACGGCTGATAAAGGACATGATGCAATACCCGGTCAGTACACTTGTGGTCCGGAAAGTAGGGAACACGTTAGGGGAATCCGTATTTGAACAGCTCAAAGAGGCTATCGATCTGCTGGGCGTGGGTTCGTATTGGCGCGTTAACAAATCCCCTCTGAAACTTACTTACATCCCACGAGGAAATAGTATCATTTTCAGGGGTGCGGATGATCCAGCAAAGATCAAATCACTCAAGATAGCAAAATACCCGGTTGCCTTCCTATGGATTGAAGAGCTGGCCGAATTTAAACTCGAAGAAGAAGTATCTATGATCGAAAATTCCGTTCTGAGGGCTGAACTTCCGGACGGTCTTTTTTATGCCTTTTACTACTCATACAACCCACCGAAAAGAAAGCAATCATGGGTGAACAAAAAATATGAATCTGCATTCGTACCAAAGAACACATATATTCATCATTCAACATATCTCGAAAATCCATACATTTCAAAAGCCTTCAAGGAAGAGGCTGAAACCGTCAAGGAGCGGAACGAGTTAAAGTACAGATGGGAATATCTCGGCGAGGCGATAGGATCCGGTGTCGTACCGTTCAATAATCTTCAATTCAGGAAGATCACGGACGAAGAAATTAAGTCATTCGACAACATACGACAAGGGAATGACTTTGGGTACGGCCCCGATCCACTGGCATTCGTTCGATGGCATTATGACAAGAAAAAGAACACGATATACGCTATGGACGAGCTATATGCTCATAAGATTTCAAACAGAATGTTGGCTCAGTGGATTAAAGGAAGAGGCTATGAGAGCCATGAAATTATTACAGACAACGCAGAGCCGAAATCTATAGATGAACTCAAATTAGAACACGGTATAAGGCGTATCAGGGGCGCCAAGAAGGGTCCGGACTCACGACAATACGGCGAGGAATGGCTCGACGATCTTGACGCTATCGTGATCGATCCAGAGAGAACGCCGAATATAGCGCGAGAGTTCGAGAACGCTGACTATAAAACCGATAAAGACGGCAACCCATTGCCTAAACTTGAAGAAAAAGACGACCATACTATTGATGCAACACGCTATGCTTTCGAAAGGGATATGACAAAATCGGGCATTTCGATACTTAAATAGATTCAAAAGTAAGGAGGGCGGCACGTGGACATTTATCCAAACTCACCGACGCACACGGAAGAATTAATCGATTTAATTGAGAAGAACGCGCCGGGCGAAAATAAAGACCCGAACACAGAAATAATCATGCAATTAATTTCGAAGCATGACCCGAGCCTTATGTTAGAGGGCGTCCGGTATTATCTGAACGAAAGTGATATTACAAATCGTCAGCAGTATTATTGGAGAGACGGAAAAAAGATAATCGATAGTGAAGGTGTCAAGCCGAACAACAAAATACCGCATGGCTGGCACAAGCTCTTGGTCGATCAAAAAACACAATATTTGGTCGGGAAGCCGATAACCTTCGGTTCGAAGAATAAAACCCTTTTGAAATATGTAAATGAGCTTGCGGATGAAGAATTTGACGACACCATGAATGAGCTTGTTAAAAACGCGAGCAACAAGGGGATTGAATGGCTTCACCCGTTCATAAATGAGGAAGGCGAATTTGATTACGTGATTTTCCCGGCTGAAGAAATTATCGCGGTGTACGACAACACCAAAAGCCGGCGTCTCCTGTACGCAATCAGATATTACGAAATTGAAGATTTTGAGGGGAACAAACAAAAAAAGGTCGAGCTGTATATGACAGAAAAGGTGTACTACTACGTTGAAGAAAACGGAAGCCTTATCCCTGATTACAGTTACGGCGAGGAGAACCCTGTAAGCTATTTTTACACGGTCAATAAAGAAGAAAACACCAAAGAGGGCTATGGATGGGGCCGGGTTCCCCTAATCCCGTTCAGAAACAACACTGAAAGCGTAAGCGATCTGACATTCTATAAAGACTTGATCGACAATTACGATCGAATTGTATCAGACAACGCGAACAGTTTCGATGAAATTCAAGAACTAATCTATATTTTGAGAGGGTACAACGGTGAAGACTTGTCTGAATTTGTTGATAATCTGCGGTATTACAGGGCTGTCAAGGTAGACGGTGAAGGTAGCGGCGTTGATACCCTTTCCTCAGATGTTCCGATCGACAGCGCTGACAAGCATCTTGACCGTCTAGAGGACAATATATTCAGATTTGGCCAAGGCGTGAACAATAGCCCGGACAAGTTCGGAAATTCGCCTTCCGGCGTAGCGCTGGAAAACCTTTATACTTTGCTCGATCTGAAAGCGAACGCGGCAGAAAGGAAGTTCCGGAAAGCCCTTCAAGAGTTCTTCTGGTTTTTCACTGAATTTCTGCGGATTAAAAAGATGGGCGATTTTGATTACAAAGAAATTCAGATGACTTTTAATCGAACTAAGATCACGAATCAACTTGAGAAAGTGCAAATGATCAATCAAAGCCCGGACTTAAGCCGAGAAACGCGCATTGCTCACCATCCGTTCGTTGACGATGTAGAGGCCGAGCTTGAGCGGATCGAGGACGAAACAGCGGAATACGGGAAGACTCTTTCTTCATTAGCGGCGGCGGATGACCAGACCGAAGATGAGGAAGGCGGCGATGAAGATGAATCAGAATGATATCGACAAGTATCTCGATAACGAGATCAGCAAGGCTGAAAAGAAGATCGACAAGCTGTTTGTTAAGAGGCTGAAGGACATTAACAAGCAAATAGCTGTAATGTATCAGAAATACGCAAGCGGCGGCGAACTAACGTACACCGATCTGAACAAATACAACCGATTGCGGAAAGAACTGGACTTTATCGCCGAAAAGATCGACAAGGACTTCCGTTTCATCCTAAAAGAGATCGATTTACTGTTAGAAAAGCAGTATGTGGAGAATTATTTGCGGTCCGCGTACGTGTATGAGTTTGAGGCACAAGTCAAAATGGGGTTCACGATCCCGACGGCTGCCGTTATCGCGGCTGCCATTGAAAATCCTATCCCTGAATTACGGTTGCCGGTCCTCATGGAGACGGCCCGGAATCAGGTTATATCGAGAATAACGATCGAAATTACACAAGGGCTTCTCGCTGGCGAAGACTATGCGAAAATGGCATCCAGAATAGCGAAAGCTCTCGATTTTGGGCGCGCTAAAGCCCGGAGAATCGCCCGAACTGAAGCGCATAGGGTTCAGGTATCTGGTCGCCTTGATAGCGCTGAGAAGGCCGCGAAAAAGGCTGATTTAAAGAAAATGTGGGACAGTACGCTGGATACAAGAACAAGAATTGCGCATCGGAAGCTCGACGGGAAGGTCGTGCCCTTCAACGGCGTGTTTAAATCGATATACGGCGGTGTCGGGGTGGCACCCGGCTTCATGCACAATCCGAAGGATGATATAAATTGCCGTTGTTCGATCATTTTCCTTGTGAACGGCCAGAAACCAGAAAGAAGGATATCCAGAATCAACGGCAAAAACGTCGTAATTCCATACATGACCTATGAAGAGTGGAAAAAACAACTTGAAAAGGCGGGGTAATATGGCGAAATTAGAAATTAAATTGACGGAAGAAGCGCGGAAAAGGAAAGAAGAGAATCCCGAATTGATTGTCGGTCTGAAACACTCGGATTATCAAGTCTTGATAGATGGACGTGAGCTAAAACATTTAACCGAAGTAAACCTATCAATAGGGGTAGATGTCTATAATACGGCTGAAATTACGTTTGCCGTTGATGAACTCGACGTCGATGTCGAAGCTTTAGCGGCTCTCAAAGCGAAGATCGAAGCTGACATGGTAGCGGCGGCATCGCCCGAAGAAACGACAGAAGACACGACAGACGAAGACCATTCGGACGAGGGGGACAAATAACATGCCAAAGTACAGAAAAAAGCCGGTTGAGGTTGAGGCGTTTAAATATGGCGCACCATGGCCGGATTGGTTCCACGACAAAGTAACGAGTAATGACGTTATTACACATGCGGCGTATGAAAGCGGAAGCCCGTTTGAACGAAATACCGGTCTTTGGTGCGAAATTAAAACGCTAGAAGGCGTTATGATCGCTAAAGAAGGCGACTATATTATTCGCGGAGTAGAAGGCGAGCTGTACCCGTGTAAACCGGATATTTTCGAAAAGACATATGATCGTGTAGACCTCTAAAAAAAAGCCCGCAAAATGGCGGAGCTGTCCGGAATGCTTACGAAAAACGGCTTTGATTTCACCGAGAAAAAAAGCGAAATTGACAATAACGAAATGGCGCGCGGTAAATTAGAATCGTTAAAACGTGCCTTTGAAGAGGGGAGGATAAAGTCGTCATCGGTTACGAATTTCCCGATCAAAGACAACTACGGACAATGGCAATACGGGGAAGCAGAATATACCTTCCGTGTTGAGCCTTCGGCAATAGCTAAAGAATTTGTCAGGGAAGTGCTGTCTGAAAAGCCTGTGACGATGTCCCTTGACGGCGAGGAAGTAGGGAAAGCGTGTTATAAGGAAGTTTCAAAAGTAATGAAGCGGCAGAATATGAGGTCGAAATAATGTCCGAAATACTTTGTATGTTGGGCTTTCACAATTTTAGAAACTACAAGCACCTTTTTCACCCATTCAGAGCAGAGGGAACATGCTCACGATGCGGAAAGAAAGATGTTTATTTGTAAATTAGAACCACAGTCGCCATGTAGCGGCTTTTTATTTTGTCCTGAGTATGACGTTAAAAGGCTTATTTGCTCGTTTTAAAGGTTTAGAGTCAAAACAAACGAAAATCCTGCGCGTGAGGTGGACACGCAAAAAAACATTAAAGGAGAGTGTGAAAAAGTGAGTTTAAAGGAATTGTTGGGTGAAGATTTATATACGCAAGTCATGGAAAAGGCGGGTGAGCAGAAAATCGCAGTTGTCAGTGACGGTAATTGGATTCCGAAAGAGAAATTCGACGAACTGAACGACGACAAAAAAGAGCTCAAAAACCAGCTGAACCAGCGTGACGAACAGCTTGAAGACTTGAGGAAGCGGGCAAAGGACAACGAAGAATTACACAACAAAATCAAGGAGATTCAGGACGCGAACGAAAAGACAGTCGCCGATTATGAGGCTAAAATCCAGCAACAGCAGAAGGATTTTGCTATCGAGAGGGCTTTGCGTGATGCAAAAGCGCGAAATCCAAAGGCTGTCAAAGCGCTTCTGGACCTTGAAAATGTCAAATTGGACGGGGATAAACTTCTAGGCTTAGATGAGCAATTAAAAGCCATCCAGGAGAGCGATAAGTATCTTTTCGGGGATGAAAACCCCTTCGATCTCCAAGGAGGCCCAAACCCACATGTTAACACAGGAAACGGATTCCCGAGCAACAACAATCCGTTTTCTCAGGATCATTTCAATATGACGGAACAAGGCCGTTTGATCCGAAATGAACCCGATAAAGCAAGAAAATTAATTATCCAAGCAGGCGACAACCCTGCAAATTTCGGACTATAAAGGAGAGGAAAATAAATGGCAGTGACAAGAGTGCAGGATGTTATTATTCCTGAAGTATTTAACCGATACACAATGAATAACACAGTTGAAAAGACAGCTATCTATCGAAGCGGTATTCTTCAGCCAGTTCCGGGAATTGTTGTTCCAAACGGTGGCGACACAATTAATATGCCTTTCTGGAACGACCTTGAAGGCGATCCGGAAGCGATCCAATCTGATTTTGCTTTAACACCGGAAAAAATCACATCCGGCAAAGACGTTGCGCGCGTTTTTGAATATGGGAAAGCGTGGAGTTCTGAAGATTTAGCGGCAGAGCTTGCCGGGTCTGACCCGATGCGTGCGATTGCTCAACGTGTAAATAATTATTGGGAAAGACAGTATCAAAAAATGATTTTCCGTATGCTTGACGGCGTTTTCGCTGACAATGTCGAGAACGACAATGCTGATTTGGTCCTTGACCTTTCGAGCGGAAGCGGGAAAAAATACACGACTTACATTTTTGGTTCTGGTGCCATCGGATATGCCGGCGGAATGCCGAAAACACCGACTGAAACCGATCGAAATTCACTTAAAGGTGAAGATATCTTAATCAATCGCAAAAAGTTCATTATGCATCCACGTGGTTTTAAATGGACTGAAGCGGCAGTTGCCAAAGATATGCCAACACTTGCAGAAATGGCGGACGGCGCGAACTATGATCGTGTATACGACAAGAAAAAGGTCCGTATCGTGAAAATCATCACAAATGAAGACGGCGGAAACGGCCTAACAGGCGCAGCCATCCTTGACGCACAGCAATTGTTAGGCGATGCGAAAGACGTTTTCACTTCTATCGCTATGCACTCACTGACGCATACGAACCTGCAGAAGCAAAACTTGATCGAATTCATCCCGAACAACCGGGCTGATGTCGGTTTCGGTACTTACATGGGTAAATCGATCATTGTTGACGATTCACTTCCAGTCGTAACGCCTGCTCCCTAATGCGCCCCAGAATCTACGGTACGACAGTACAACTGATTCTATCACAGTTGAATGGGATCCCGTAGATGGGGCGACTTCATACAACGTTTACAGAGGAGCAGACAAGAAATTCGCTGAAAACGTGACGCAACCTAAGTATGTAACAACCGGTATGAATCCGGATACTAAACTCACAATTAACGTAACGGCTGTTAATGAGTCCGGCGAGTCTCCTATGAGCGAAATTGTGACTCAAACTAAGCCATCGGCGTAAGGGGTGATTTGATGGGAGCGACAACGTTTTATTTATTAGAACAGGAAAAGCGCCTGAGAGAAGACAAAAAAGCGGCTCATGCGCAAAAAGAAGCGGAACAGGCAACAAAAAAAGATACCCAAAAGGCTAAGACGAGCACGAAGAAAAGAACATCTAAAACCAAAAAAGAAAAACAATGATCCGGTATCAAATAAAAAAGGGCAGGGGAATCCTCCTGCTCTTTCTTTATGGAGTGAAACAGATGGATATTGAAACGGTCAAACGGCTGTTGCAAATCAAAACAGACGAACATGACGAGTACTTAGAAGAAGCAGTTCCGTTTTATGTGGAGTTTGCAAAGGACAAATGTAATGACAGCTTTACGAAGGATGATAAAGAAGTTTTGCCATACGGTGTGCAATTATTCGTTGCGAAAGCAGTTGAATTTAACATGAATCCGGTTGATTTAAGTTCTCGATCATTAGGGGATGCGTCTTTTTCGTTCATCACGGAGCTTCCGGAAACGATTTGGGCGTATTTGTCCCCCTACAAAAAATTGAGGTGGCATTAATGCGCTACAAATTATACCCGCACATAATCACATTCCAAAAGTTTGAACAGATACCCAATGGCGGGGGCGGCTTTAAAAAAGACTGGGTGGACGCGATTACCGACTGCGAGGCATTTGTTGATTCGCTGACCGGAAAAGAATATTACCAAGCTCAACAGCTTGAGAACCCCGTCGAATACAACGTCTATTTTCCCTACCGGGAAGACGTTGAAAACGACATGCGGATCATTTGGAAAGACCGAAATGACAGGGTTTTGGTCATTCAGTCCCCGCCTATCGATCAAGGCGGCCAAGGTGAAATCTTGTGCTTTAAATGCCGTTCAGGGGAGAACATTCGCTGATGAACAGGATTACAAGGCAGATGACGAGGGCTGTTAATTCGTTCAGTGATCGGGTTCACGATCGAGTGAAGCGGATCATTGCTGAAACGGCGGAAATTATTGTCGGCCAAGCGGTGGCTACGGCGCCAGTAGACGACGGAAACCTTAAAAATTCGATAGAGGTTAATTACTCTCATGGTGGTTTCAAGGCGAAAATAACCGTCGGGGCTTCATATGCGATTTATGTCGAATTTGGCACAGGCATATACGCCGAAAACGGAAACGGCCGCAAAACACCTTGGGTGTATTTTGATGAGAAATTAGGGCGATATGTGTTCACACGCGGAATGCGCGCGCAGCCGTTCTTTTTCCCTGCTGTGGAAGCGGGCGCCCGTTATTTCGAAAGGAAGATGAACCGGCGATGATTATTCAAAATAAACTAGCTTCCTGGAACCTTCAAAAAGCGATATACAACAGGTTATCGACGGATGCGGCGCTTAATGAAGTGATAAAGGGCGTTTTTGACAATCCGAATAAAGACACACCTTTCCCGTATGTGTCCATCGGGGAAGACACGTCAACGCCATTCGAAACCAAAGTGACATTTGGCGAAAACATCACAACTGTTATACATGCGTGGAGCCGGGCAGAGGACGGCAGGCGCGAGGCAAAGGAAATCCTTTCTCTCGTCATGCAGGCCCTGACAAAAGAATCTTTAAAGGTGGAGGGGTTCAAACCCCTTCAACTCAGTTTTTTGCAATCACAAGTGATCACGGATATTGACGGGATCACACAACACGGAATTTTGAGAATCCGAATTTATATCAATAATTAAGGGGGCTATCAAATGGCGGTATCAGGTAAACCGACTACCGGTAAAAGTATCATTTATATTGTACAAGCTGCAAATGCGCCACTTGGATCAGATGCGTTAATCGTAGGGAACCAGACAGAAGGAACATGGACAAGGGAACAAGAAACGGTTGACGAGCAAACAAAACTAGGCCGTATCGTTGGATACGGGGCGAAAAGTGAGACATTCGAACTTTCTTTATACGCACAACGAAAAGATGGCGGCCAAGATGCCTTAGAATGGACATACACAAACGAATCTGAGTTAAAAGTATGGCGTGTGGACATTAGTGAAAAGAATGAGAATGGCAAATATGACTGTCGTTTCGGCTACACCATTATCGAAAACCTTGAGTTCAGCGAGCCGACAGACGGATTCGTCGAAGTAAGTACATCATTGCCGGTTCTTGTTCGTACAGTGCCGGGAGAACTTGAATTGCCGGACGACTTCATCCAATCGGCTAATGAAATTCTATTCGAAAAACCGGGCGAGACTACAGGCGGCTTCGAGAACAGAAAGCAGCCTCCTACTACTCCCTGATGCGCCCCAAAATCTACAGTATACAGCTACAACTAATAGCGTGACCGTGGATTGGAAGGCTGTAGATGGGGCGACTTCATACAAGGTATACAGGGGATCGGAAAAAGTATTCTACAAAGAAGTGACAGAACCAAAATGCACGCTCACAGACATTACGCCGGATACTAAGCTCACAGTGAATGTAACGGCCGTTAATGAGGCGGGAGAATCGCCTATGAGTCAGATTGAAACTCGAACAGAGCCAGAAACAAGCGGAGCATAAAAAACGATTCAAAATAAAGATACAGGGCATCCTTCACGGGTGCCCTTTTTTATAGGAGGAATATAACATGCCAACATTAGAAATCGAAGGAAAACAATATCAAGCACGCTGTGATTTTAAATTCGAAAGGACAGCAGAAGAAAAATATAACGAAAAAGACGAGAGCGGCAACAAACAGGGCGGCTTACGAAATGTTTATCTCGGCCTGCTTGAGCAACGCAGCTCTCTTTACTTGATCCGGTTCTGGGATTGTGCACTTTCTCACTTGAAAGATAAAAAGCCATCCGTCGAAAAAATCGAGGAAGCGCTCGCGAAAGTTATTGAGGATGAAGGTGCAAAAGGTGCCGAAAGACTTTACAAAGAAGCGTTTCAGGCGGTGGATCAATCCGGTTTTTTCGCAGTTCAAGTGAAGAGAATTTGGCAAGACTTCGACGTTCTCAAGAAGGAGATCAAACAGAGAGTCGGGGAGACGGAAGCGGAATTCCTGAAACGGAAGCAGGAGCGCGAGGACGCCAAGGAAATGATGGCGGAACTCGAAAAACTAAGGAAAGAGATGAACAAGTAAACTATGATGCAGTTATTTTGAATGCTGCACGTTATCTCAATATACATGATCCAGAGCTTATACTTTCGTGGACGCCGCACGAGTATAAGCTCTTTTTAAAAGGCGCGCAATATCGGCAGATCGATGAAATGGAATTGTTGACGAAGAACGCCCTATTCCATCGATACGCTTTGAATAAAAAAGGGCGTGTGACCCCTAAAAAGATGTTTGACGCTGACAAAGCCCGGAAGATGGTGGACAACGAGGAAGACGGCTGGCGCAATGCGCGGAGCCTTGGCGTTAACCCTAATGCCCTAAAACGCGCGACAGATGCCCTTAAAAATATCACCCTTCCGGATTTCAATATGAAAGGGGGTTAAGGCTATGATCGAACGCCTCACAGCGATTGTCGATGCGGAAATAGGCAAATTTAAGCGCAAAATGGGCGAAGTTAAGGCGTTAGCCCGAAGCATCCCGAATAGAATCAGCGTAACTGTTAAAGAAAATTTTAAAGAGGCCGAGCGGCGGCTGGGCGTTTTCGAAAACAGGATGGCGCGGCTTAGCAGGGTGATAAACGACTTTCAGACTGTGTTTGGAAACGCCTTTAGCGGCATGAAAATGTCGATATTCCCGGCTCTTGTGCCGGCGATAGCGTCATTAACGGCGGCTTTGGGGTCATTAGGGCCGGTCATCGGCGTGGCTTCCGGCGGCCTTATGGGGCTAGCGAGTTCATTCGGGACAGCGGCGGCAGGTGCCGGAGCGTTTGGAGCTTTAGCCATTTCCAATATTAGCGGGGTTTTCAAAGCGTCTTCCGACCTGGCGAAGCTCCAGCAAAAGCTGGACGAAACAACAGACCTGAAAGAGCGTGCCAAGATCATGGAGAAGATCAAGGCGATTCAGGAAAGTCTTGGCGCAGAAGAACGGAAGGCGCTCGACACCTTGGAGGACTTCAAAGCAAACTGGCGCGAGATAGCTCAAGAAACGCAAAAACCGATCTTGAAGACATTCACAAACTCTTTGAATAGCTTCAAATCCGTTCTTAACACACTGCGGCCGATGTTTAAATCTGTCGCGGCGGCTGGCCTTGAACTATCCGAGAGCTTCCAAAAGTCTTTGAATGCTCCCGATGTACAGAAGTTTTTCGATTATATGAATAAAAACGCAGGCCCGCAATTCGCCACGACAGTAAAAACGATGGGGAACTACTTGCGCGGCTTTTTGAATTTGCTGGTTGCTTTTGGACCATTGGGGCAACAAATGTCAGCAAGCATGCTGAAATCGTCCGAAGCATTCGCGAAATGGACAGCGAGCCTGTCCGGTTCAGATAAATTCAAGGCATTCATCCAGTATGTCCAAGCAAACGGTCCTAAGCTACTGACGATCTTTAAAAACATCGGGTCCGGATTGGTTGGCATCTTTACAGCATTCGCACCAATGAGTTCGGACATGCTGACCGGTCTTGTGAATCTGACAGCAAAATTCAAGGAATGGGGCAACAGCCTAAGCCAATCGGAATCATTCAAGGAATTTATCAATTATGTACGACAGAACGCACCTACTGTCCTATCCATGATTGGGGAACTTTCAAAGCTTGTCGTTAACTTAGCTGTAGGAATGGCCCCGTTGGGTCCGCAAATCCTGCAAATGGTCACAGGGTTCTTAAAATTCACTAATTCGATGATGGAAACAAACCCTATTATCGGTCAAATGATCGGTTATCTCATCACGTTCGGCGGCCTTTTCAGAGCGTTAACGCCTTTAACTGTCGCTTTTTCAGCGGCTTTTAAATGGAAAGATGCAATAAGCACGGTGAAAAAATTAGGGACGGCGATAAAGTGGATTGGCTCAGTCATTGGGATGGTCGGAAAAGCATTTTTGACAAATCCTATTCTAATAGTAGTAGCGGCCATTGCGGCAGCTGCTTATCTGATCATTACTAATTGGGGGCCTATTTCTGAATTCTTTTCTGGTTTATGGGAAGGGATTAAAACTTTTGCGATTGATACATGGAACAGTATATCGGAGTTTTTCTCATCTACTTGGCAATGGATTTCTGATACAGCCTCACAAATTTGGGGAAGCATTTCATCCTTTTTCTCAGGATTATGGTCCGGTATTTCCGATGGAGTGAAAACAGCATGGGAATCGATAAAATCGTTCTTTGTTGGCTTATGGAACGAGACAGTATCAGTTGGAAAAACCATCTGGAACAGTCTGAAAACATTTTTCACTGGATTTTGGAATGGTATCAAAGGCTTTTTTTCTTCCATCTGGAGTGGGATTAAGTCAGCTGTCGTTACGATTTGGAAAGGAATTGTTTCGGTCGGAAAAAATGTCTGGAATGGTCTGAAAAGCTTTTTCACTAATGTTCTTAATGGATGGAAAAAAATATTTTCTACGGTTTGGAATGCCATTAAATCTACTGTGACATCGGTATGGAACGGTATTGTATCAGTTGGCAAGAAAGTCTGGAATGGGTTGAAAAGTTTTCTGACATCACTAATAAACGGTTTGAAAAATTCTTTCTCAAAAATTTGGAGTAATATAAAAAACACTATCGTTTCCGTATGGAATAAGGTTTCGTCAACTACTAAAAATGTTTGGAATGTTGTTAAAACCTTTCTCTCAAATACAGTCGGGAAAATATGGACGACTATTAAAGAAAAGTTTCAAAGCATTGTAAGTTCTGTCGGTGAAAAAATGAATGCGGCACGAGACAAAATTAAAAGCATATGGGATAAGGTCATAGGATTTTTCAAAGGGATCGATCTGAAACGTATAGGTAAAGACATCATTCAAGGATTGATCAACGGTATCGGAAGTATGGCAAATGCCGTCTGGCGGAAAGTCGGCGACATCGCGGACGGAGTTAAGAAGAAAATTACTGGATTACTCAACATTCACTCGCCATCACGATGGATGCGCGATCATGTCGGAAAAATGATTCCGGCTGGTGTGGCTGTTGGTATCGATAAAGCGGGCGGCCTTGTAGAAAAAGCTACTCAGAAACTGGCGCAGCTCACCATGTTTACGCCAGATCAAACGACATTCGCCTATGACACAGCCCTCAGCAGTGGCACATTAAACGATGTCCGCGGTCAGATCGAGGCAGAGGTCAGTGATTTCGAAATTTCAGACCGTCCGATCATTATTGAAATGGACGGCCGAGAAGTCGGTCGGGGCACGTACAAATACGTGAAAGAGTTCCAGAGCCGTGAAGACGGAAGGAGGACGACCATAAACCGATGATCGATTACAAAAAGATACTGACAACGGCAATAGATGACGCATTCGGCCAAACGATTCAAGAAGTAGACTATTGGATCAAATTCAACGGTTACACCCTGACGGATCACTTTTTCGTGATCAACGACAGGGGGCGCGGCATTGTCGGCAGGGAGCTGAATTTAGTTTCCTTGCCGGGTGTCGATGGCGCTAAATTAAAAGGCGTAAGATATACGGAGCGCACTATCGAGATTGACACCTTATTTATAGCGGCCAATGATGCGGAATTACGAAAGATATTAGAAGAAATAAATTATATCCTTGCGACAGACAAGGAAGAAGCGTTGATCTTTTCAGATGAGCCAGACCGAACATATAACGCCGTATTCAGCACAGCACAAGAGAGCGAAGGACAAAACGGCGTCTATAAAGTGACACTCACATTTGTATGCCCTGACCCTGAAAAAGAGGGCGGGGAAACAATATTTATAACAGGTGATCCCAACAACCCATATACAAACCATGTTAAAAACGGTGATTTTTCCAATGGCCTAACAAATTGGAGAACTTGGCAAACAGGGAGCGCCGGGAACACAAGAGGACTGACCGATATTACGGATTTCGACGGAGACGATCATAAATTTACCAAGGGCTTTTATTATTCTGCTGTTGCGTCTGAACAATATGGTTACGCACAAGATTCTGTTTCTTTGACAGCGGGCGAAACTTACACTTTGTCTGCTTGGTTTAAGGTAACGAGCGGAGCCGGACGGGTCAGGGTCCAAACCGGCAACGCAACAGACAGATGGACATATACAGACTATGATGTAGCCCCGATATTAGGAAAATGGACAAAGTTGTCGCATACATTTACGCCGAAATCGAACAGCACTTCAGTTTATTTAGGACAAACTGCTGATGGTAATAACAATTATAATAGCGCTCAGATAACAGGGGTGCAGGTTATGCGAGGCTCTTCATCGTCACACAAATGGATTCCGTACTTGTCGGAAACAGTTAAAAATGAGGGAATGCGTCCTGTTTCGCCCACCGTGACATGTGTTTTTGAGTCTGATGCTACATCGTACGAAGTCCAGTTATTGAAAGAGGACGGAACAATCGATAAGCGGATAAAAGTAAATTTCAACTTCATTAAAGGGGACACCCTTGTAATTGATTTCGAAAAGAGAAAAGTGATAATCAACGGAAAAGTCAATATGAATGCACTGCTTATGCTGTCAAGATGGTTTGATATACCCGTGGGGGATTGCACCATAAAAACAACTCATAAAAGCACTATTAAATTCCGGAAAAAGTATATATAGGGGGTGCGTCTATGGCTGATATGTGGATTTTTGACGACAAGGACAAAAAACAAACAATCATATCAAGCGAAGCAAAAGGAACATGCCGTTTCTATGATGCGCCATTTCGAGAAGAACTGAATGTCGGTTCTTCTTTTTCTTTTGTCGCGGACGCAGATCACGAGGATAGCGTCCATATAAAACCGGAGAATCAGGTCGTTTTCGAGGACAGGAGAGGCAGAAAACGCAATTTCGTTATAAAAGAGCTGGAAGACGCCGACGACGGCGCAAATGCACGCATTAGGGCCTATTGTGAGCCGGCACTGTCAGAGCTATACGATGAGTTTGTGACCGACATCAGACCGCAAAATAGAACAGCTCAGTACGTTCTTGACCGTATTCTTGAGGGCACAAGATGGCGCGCGAATGTCCCGGTCGATCTTGGCTTGCATTCTACAAATTTTTATCGCATCAGTGTCATGGAAGCCATCAACCAGATATTGCAGATATGGGGCGGCGAGTATTATGACGAAGTTGTTTTCGATGAAAATGACAATATCGTTGATCGAGTGATCCATATTCTGCCCCGACGCGGCCAAGACACCGGGAAGCGTGCGGAAATCGATAAAGACATTCAGGAAATCACAAGAACGGTACTGAGTTACCCGGTGACAGCCCTGTACGGTTACGGCGCAAGCCTTGAAACCGAAGGCGGCGGCAACACCCGTTATATTGATTTCTCAGATGTCGAATGGGTCAAAGCGAACGGCGACCCGGTAGACAAGCCGAAAGGGCAAGAGTGGGTCGGCGACCCTGAGCTTTTGGAGAAGTTTGGCCGAATTATGTACGACGGCAAGACCAAGCGGCACCGGTTCCAGAAATGGCAAGATGACAGCATCCAAGACCCGGCCGAATTGCTCAGGAAAACCTATGAAGCGCTTATCAATCATGAAATGGTGCAAGTCAATTATTCTCTAAAGCTGGAACTGCTTGAATACATTTCGGGTTATGAGCATGAGGCGGTTGATCTTGGCGATACAATGATCGCAATTGACGACAATTTTCGACACCCTATCGAGGTTCAAACGAGAGTCATTGCAATAGAATACGATCTGTCTGATCCCGTGAATACGGCACAGGTAGAAATGGGGCAATTTTTAGACCTGTATTCAACCGAAAAGCGGATCAAAGAGCTTGAAACGACAATTGACACAAATCGCGGCAAATGGGACAACGGCGGCGACCCGGTAATCGGCGACGGGAGCTTTCCTGATAAAGTGCCGCCTGTACCGTCAAACATCAAAGTCGAATCCTTATTCCAAGGCGTGGCTATCTCATGGGACTATAATCCAAGTTCATATATAGCGGCATATCAGATTTTCGCATCGCCGAATAAAGGATTTACGCCTTTGGATGAAAATTTGATTTTCAGCGGTAAATTAAGCGGATACGAGCATACGCCGGGCGTTGATCAAGTTTGGTATTACCGAATGCGAACGATCAATACACACGGCACGCCAAGCCCATTTACGCAAGAGTTCACAGGCGTTACCAGAAGGATTTTGACCGATGACATCGTTTTCGGGGCGGTGACAGCCGAAAAACTTGCCAATCTATCAGTCACGGCCGAAAAAATCTCCCAAAACTTCGATGAATGCAACATTTTGCCGGGTTCAGTATTGCGGCCGGGTGAATTAGGTAACGTCAATGGTGCATCATGGAGCGTGAAAGAAGGGGAATTCAACGAAGTAACTGTCACTAGAAAAGCGGACGATACGCGGGCCGGGTTTGGTTTTAGTGCTTTCTATAGATCAACCCTGAGGCTGACTAAGGGTGAAAAATATACATTATCATTCGAGGTTAAAAGGAATAACACTCTTAATATCAATTTTATTTATTTAAAAGATGACAGTGGACAATATCAATTGGATGCACCCGATTTTAACGACATTAGCTCTTTCCCTTCCGATGAATTTGTAAGGGTTGACTATGTTTTTCAGTCACCGATCACAACCGAAACAGCCCGGCTGTGGTTAGGAGGTAATAAAGTCGGAGACGAAAACCCTTCCGTCACCTATAGAAAAATTCAAATTCGAAAAGGCGATGTAAGAAAAGAATTCGCCTTCAGTCCATACGACGTGATGCTGACTGAACAAGCAATTTCATCGGCCTTAATTGCGAAAGCGGCCATCCAATCGGCCCACATCCAAGAGGCGGCCATTACGACGGCGGCCATCGCAAACGGAGCCATTACACGAGCAAAGCTGGGAACGGCTATCATTGGAACGGCTCAGATCGAAGACGGGGCCATCACAAACGCGAAAATCGCCAACCTTTCAGCCGACAAGATCAACGCCGGGACGATCAAGGGGATTACAATTGAAGGTTCATTGATTCGGGGGGCTAGAATCGAGCCGTTATCGTCATCCAGTGCTTACGAATCTTACATTGAAGCAAACAAGATTTACCAGCTTAGAAAAACTAGATATGGTGGTTATCAAGATCGATATGAAGAACTCGATATATCCTCCGGTAGTATCATTCAAGATTATGGCAATAGGCTTGATGATGATTCGCACGAATCTTTGAACAAAGTTGAGATTTCAAAAGGGAAAGTTGCTCTTTCAAGCGGGAAAACATTTTCTACTGGCACTACATCCAGAATGGAAATATTCTCTCAACTTGGGACTAGCGATAACGGACTGTACGGCGGCAATTTTATCACTATGTATAGAAATGACGAAAAAGTTTTCGAACTTCGACAGGATAGTTGGACAGACCCTGACACTAATGTAATCATGCCGCAAATGTCAATCAGAGCGGAGAAAGTGGATTTCGTTTCATTCTTTGACGACGTTTCCGTTTATAGTGAAAAGAGTATATACCATTCTGCAGAAAGAAGTGTCACCTTATTTTCCAAAGATGGTCCGGTAACTGTCTACGCAAAGGACGGCATGAAACTTAATAGGGGAAGCAACGGCGAATATACAACATCGATAACTGCTGATGATGCTTTAAAGATCGCATCTAAAGGAACAATCACGCTGGAAGATACAGAATTTAACGGCCCAAGTTTATACCTTGGAACAGACAGCAGAGGCCCGCGTATTTGGTCGTATTCAATTAATAACAGAACAACCACAGCGGCGGCAAACCTCCATATGGACCAGTACGGAACCTTTCATAAGGTGACATCATCCCAAAAATACAAAATTAGCATAGAGGAATTTCCGAACGATAGAGCGGAAAATATTTTAAAACTAAATCCTAAAACATGGTTTGATAAAAAAGCTGTGGAAGCATATGGAGAAATTTTAGAGAGTGGACAAGAAGATGATGAAAACAAGCCATATATCGAGCGAATTCCGGGATTAATTGCCGAAGAGGTATTCGAAGCCGGTCTAAAAGAATTTGTTTTTTTCGGAAAGCCGGACGAAAACGGAAACCGTGAAATTGAAGGAATTATGTATGATCGGCTGTTCGCTTTACTCATCCCTATTGTCAGAGACCTGAAAACTCGGATTGAAAATATAGAAAGCACGTTAAATTAAGGAGGAAAACACTTTGAACGATCAAAAAATGACATACGAAGAGTTGGCAGAACAACTCAACAGACAAGCTTTAAAAGCGGCGGCGTATAGAGAAGAATTAAGCCAAGCGCATGATAGATTGGCAGAAAGCCGAAGCCTATATATGAATGAATTACAGAAACGGCAGAACTTAGAACAGGAAATTGAAAGGCTCAAAAAAGAGCTTCAGGAAGAGCGGCTCAGCAATTCGCAGGCGGAAGATGAAGCGACAGAAGAGGAAGAGAAAAACAAATAATAATTCTTTAGAAAGCGGCGAAATAAGCGGCTTTTTTATTTTGCTCAAAAAAGGAGAGAAAATCATGAGACAAAACACTGATACCCTTTACGCCTCGTTTGCTGGGGGCAGCACTGGCATTTTAGCCTATTTGTTTGGAGGTCTTGATCATTTGTTAACTGCGTTCATCATCATTATGACTGTTGATTATTTAACGGGGGTTGCTGCAGCTTGGCAGGATAAAAACGTTTCATCCAAAACGGCGTTTAGCGGCCTCTTGAAAAAGGGTGCCATGCTGTCACTGATCATTGTAGCTAATCAAGTTGATATCATTCTCGGCAATGACGGACAGTTCGCGCGCTACGCTATGATCATGTTTTTAATTGGTATGGAGGGCATTTCCTTCATTGAAAACCTTGGACGCCTGGGCGTCGCGGTTCCAAAATTCCTTGTCGATCGTTTCGAGCAGATGAAAGACGAAGACGAAAAAACCCAGAAATAAGAAAGGATTGATCAAGCATGGTCAAAGTCGTAAAAAACTATGTTAAGGTTAACAAGTATACTCGTCCGGGATTAAAACTGTCAGGGGTGAAGGGTATTGTTATGCACTGGACGGCTACTCCTGGCGCGTCCGCACTGAATGAGCGAAATTATTTCAACGGCACATGTATCGCTGATAAACGTTACGCTTCAGCCCATTATTTTGTGGACCGTAAAGAGGCGCAGCACATCATCCCTGAAAACGAAGTCGCATATCATGCCCATGATCAAAATCGCTGTTATGTCAGCTTTTTAAAACCAAACGCTAACACAACGGCAATCGGTGTTGAAATGTGCGTCGAAAAAGACGGCAAGATTCACAGCGAAACCGTTCAAAATGCTGCTGAACTGGTTGCCGATCTGTGCAAGCGTTACGGCCTTTCTACAGATAAGATTGTGCGGCATTATGATGTGACAAATAAAAGCTGTCCGACTCCCTGGGTGAGGGATGCAAGCCAGCTGACGACATTCAGGAAAAAAGTTGATGCCTTGCTCGGAAATAAAACTGTGTCAAAGACAACATCATCCACGAGCCAGTCAAGCAAATCCACAGGGACCATTCTGAAAAAAGGGGCGTCCGGTTCCCAGGTCAAGGCGCTTCAAAAACGTTTGATTGCCGCTGGCTTCTCACTGCCGAAATACGGGGCTGATGGGTCTTACGGAAATGAAACGGTGCAGGCAGTCAAAGCTCTGCAAAAGAAAGCCGGTATTGCGGTGGATGGAATTTATGGACCGGCAACCGAAAAGGCGCTCGCGGCCATTGAAGCGAAAAAGAAAAAATCATCATCAAGCGGCAAAAAATCATCCTACACGCTGCCGTCCGGCATCTATAAGGTGAAAAGCCCACTGATGAAAGGAACGGCCGTCCGGCAGATTCAGGAGGCTTTAGCTGCCCTCTATTTCTATCCGGAGAAGGGCGCGAAAAATAACGGTATAGATGGTTATTACGGGCCAAAGACAGCGAACGCAGTCAAACGGTTCCAAGTGATGCACGGGCTGTCTGCGGACGGTATTTACGGACCGAAGACAAAGGCAAAACTTGAAGCACTATTGAAGTAATAAAGAAGGCCCTTCTTTATGAAGGGCTCCTTAAAAATTAATCTTCTTTCAGATGTTGAATTTGTTTAACCATCATACACAATCCATTTTCAGATTCATATTCTTCAAGCTGTCTAAATCCGTTTCGAATATAAAAATCTTTTATTTTATCATAATCTTCACACTCTAAGTACAGTATTCTTCCCCCCACAATTCTATGAGCCTCCAAAATTTTTTTGTAAGAAAGTTCTAATAAATCTTTGCCGGAGACATTCCCTGCTTTATGAGCAATGGGGTTATAATTTTTTCCGAGTTGTCCAAGTAAAAAACCCTTAATTTCGTATGTAGCCTGCTGAGTTTTGTGACCGAAACCCATTAATCTTTTTTGTAAAGTTTTAGACAACTTTTGAAATTGTCTTTTGGGGATAACTAAGGGTCTATTAGAAATGGAAAAATACCCAGCTAAATAAGGCTTAGCTTGGTATGAAGACATTATTAAGTATGTACGCGATAAGTCCATTTTTTCAAATTGAATAGCTTTGGTATGTATGAAGTGCTCAACATCATCAGCACCTGGATTATATTTTATCTTAATAGTTTCAAATGAAGAGAGGAGTTTAATTATATCCTCCTCTCTTTGGGTCTGTAATAAATCATTAAGAGATATTATTTTTAAAGCCATTAATTAATCTTCCCCTAAAAAAGCTTTCATGATGCTATCGATTTCTTCTTTCTTTGTAACATCTGTCGTGCTTTGATTAATTGTGTGCTTAACTTTTTTTGAATTTTCAATCGCATTGATCAACTTATAACCTGATTTCGCGTTCAGTTTAAAATCAGTAATGAAACTTTTGGTAGCCATGGGTTAACCCACCTTCCTAAAATAGCCACTTAAGAAACAAATCGTTAACTGCATCATACAATATTTTGTCTTAGATCGTAAAGTGGAATTGCATATTTGTCAAAATTTCTTCTCGTTGCTGAATGTTATGCAAATAGTCGTTAAATATTCTTATTCTTTGCTGTTTCCTTTTGTTCCTTTAAAATGACTATATAATTCAAATTTTTAATCGTCTATATTAAGTATACCCACAATTGTATAGTGTCAAAAATGTAATTTTTGGATTTGATTGTTAGAATATTTTTTTCACATTGAGGAAAATTTAAAATACATTCGTTTAATAAAGTCCAGCTAAGTGCCTTCTAACAGCGTTATGCACGAAAAAACTTGTTTAGAGGCTATTCATTTTCACGCCGAAAACGGCCTCAAATTTGATGAAATTCGTGTCTCCTTTTGAATCAACGACATGAAAAACCTTGCGTACCTGATTTATGTAATGGATTTTTCCTTCTATATAAATGACTTCACCCATTTCTGGACCGTTTAAAAAAGGCAGTGGCTTAAATACAGCAAACTGCACCGGGTTATTCAACTCCATTGCCTCACATATCACCCGTTCCATGTCTTCAATTTGGGCCATGTCGAGCACCGGCCTTTTTACTCTGTTAAGGGTGCTTTCTAACTCCCGAAGCAAACTGACATGTTCCGGTAGCATCATTGCCGTCCACTTGATTGTACCCCGATCTTTAAGGTTGTCGTCTCTCAT